TTCTCTGGACGGTACAGTTTCATACCATAACGTGCAGTAGTAACAAACTCTGTACGTTGGTAATCTTTGTTGTACTCAGTGTCCACCTCAGGCATCTGACGCCATGCACCAACGAATGGCAATACAGCTTCGTCCGCAGAGAAGAACAAGTTGTTGATTGCGTTAGTTGGAGCAGCAACAGTGTTGATAGTTTCAGCTGACTTCGTGGCTAGGTAGTTAGACGTGTAAACATCGAAACCGTAGATGTTTGCGATGAAGGACATACCAGAAGCAATACCTGAGTTGACAATACCTTCCCAACGTGGGTTGTTAGATACGTTTGTCAAGTTAGAGATAGTGTTCATCTCAAATTCAACAGACGGATCAACGATTGCAACAAGGTTCCTCTGTGGAACTTTACCAGTCTTCAATGCACGTAGAGCTTTTGCAAAGTCTTCTACTGCAATCTTACCTTCACCTGGAGTTCCGCCAGAACCAATAATACGGTGATCAACACCGTTGATTGTGTTAGAGTCATTAAGATCTTGACCAGTCTGAGCAAGTTTCAGAATGTCAGTTTCAACACGTTCCATCAAAGCACGTTCTTGCAATGGTACAAACTGAGACATGATCTCGTTTGAGTAGTACACGTCTTGCATTGCTTTGTTGGTGATGTAGTTAGCAGATGATAGGTACTCAGTAATTGAGAACGTGAACTGTTCAGCACCAATTGGATCATAAATAACTGAGTTATCTTCAGTTTCGTTCTCATGAAGAGTAGTACCATCAGCTTGGTACAAGAAGTTACGAACAGTTGCATCACCAATAGATGGGATTTTGAATGTATCACCGTCTGGAAACTGGTCCAGCCACTTTACATATTTCATACCTTGCAGTTCGTCACGCAAGATTTCTTTAAGTTCGGCGGACCAAACTTCTGCACGTTTAGCAAGTGCTAGGGATGTTGCGGTATTACCAGCCATTTTCTTATTCCTTTATCGGTAGAAGTTGTCACCCAGACGATCAGCATCTGCCATCATTTGTCTTTGGGTTGACGGTTTATAGTATAGGGACGAGTTCTCTCTGCGAAGTCTTTGATAGTAACCAAAGTCCTTTTCAGAAGAGGCTTGCATTGTAGAACCTTCGGTACGAATGCTCCCTTGAACCAGTGGGTTTGCTTTAGGTGCTGGCTTACCCATCAACTGCATAAACGCAGATGGTGACTTTGCTGCCATACCTTGTAGCTCTGCCAAAGGTAGCCCCAGTTCTTCTGACTTCTGCCGTACTGTGACAGCTGCCTCTGTTCCGTAGGCCTTTTCAAGTTCTGCCTCAACAAGAGCAATGTTGCTATCAGCTACATTTTTCTGCTCTCGTTTCCTCAGGGTCTGTTCTACTAGGCTCTCAATGTTTGCTTCACTCGAACCAAGCTGGGTATTAGCTTCATCCGACGTGCCACTGTTATTATTGTTGGGGCCTGAAAGATCGGCTGTGGATGCCGATGCCTTTTCCTCCAGACGGTCATTCACACCAAGTCGATAAGCCTGTTTCTCTAGGTCAGCCTTGAGTGCAGCATTTTCTTGTTTCATCTGTTCGATGAACTTGTCTGCTTCAAGTTTTCCCTTTGCTAGTGCCTCGACATCGTTGAACTTACGACCCTCACCCACAAGATCACCTACAACAGAAGGGGCGGTCACCGCTTCATTAGATGCTACTTGCTCACTCTGCGTTGCAGGGGTCACCTGCTCTTCAGAAAATACACTCATTGTTAATCCTTGTCTAAGTTGATAAGGTCCAAAACAGTGGTCACTGCTCTATTGAACCCGTTACGATCTGCTTGCTTGTATGCCCACGAAGGTGAGTCATAGTCTGCGGCAGGGGTAGTATCCTTTAGCATAGGCTCTAGGATTTCTTTAAGACGGTCTAGGCTCTCACGATTAGACTGGAGTACCTGTGCTACCGACTCTTTTTGTTTCTTTGACTTGCAGTCCTTAAACCAAGCTGCCTTCACTCTACAGGCTCCTCAGAGGCTTGAGGAGGGGCTGCTTGTAGCTGTTGCATACCCTGCTCTACTTTTTCCTCTTGTTCAGCCTCAAACTCGACCTGTGCGTCTGTGACGACCTTCTGAGTCTCAAGCTGTTCAGTGACTGCAATGTTCTCACCGAAGAGTGCTGGTTCACCCAATTCATCTGCAAGCAGACGGGCAAACTCTTTACCTGACAAGTGAGAAGCTACTGTAGGATCAGAGGCTTTGATCTGATACATGGTAGTAAGGTTCTGCACACGTTGAGCACGTTCAGCAAAGTGACGAGCACCCATTGGTACGATCTTACCGTTTGCTCTTAGATCATCACGAGTAATCTGTGTAAAGAAGTACAGACCTGTGTCCTCGTTCAAGACCTTAGCTGTATCTTCGTAGTCCATGTTACGACGAGCTACTTCAAGCATTGCGTTCAGGATAGGCTCAAGGAACACACGTTCAAAGTGGGCAGTCTTGTGTTGGAAGATACGACCCGCAGCTGTCATCAACTGGTTAACTTCAAAGGCTGTCTTCTCACCAGCACTACGGATACCCATAGCCTCACGAGGAGCACCAGCCATCATCTCCATCTTAGCTTCTAGCTCTCTAATCTGGAAGTCAGCATTGAGGGCTGTGCTGTCAGGTACAAGGTAACCTACGTCACCCTCATCACCCAAGTAGATACGAGCATTAGGTTCAAAGTCGAAGTCTTCTACGTCACCCCTGATCTTAAGAACTGGATAGGCGATCTGGTCAAACACGTCAGCCTTAAGGTTCTCAAGGTGATCAATGCGGTACTGCATACCAACCAAGTTATCTAGAGGCCCCATGCTGTAGAGGTTGTCAGGACGGTCTCTCCAACCTACGTGGAAGATAGGGTCACGACCAAGGAAGCTAGGATTCTCTTCGTTAGCCAAGACGTAAGAACGGTCTACAATAGTAATAACACGGTTGTTCAGGAACTCTCCTGTATCTGTGTCATAAATGTCACCATAGAACGTAAGGACTTCTACGTAGTCTGACTCATAGTAGTCAGTCAGGTTAGAGAAGCCATCAGCTACAAAACCTTGGGACTTGTCGTTGTCTACTTCGTTACCCTTAGCTGCACCACGGTTGCCTAGCATCTTGTTGAAGATGTCAGACATATACTCTTTGTCTGGTGCTGTCTCGACCATACGTTGCACTTCACCCAAGGTAAGGACAGAACGAATGATCTTAGGAGTATCAGCAAACTCAGCAGCTACTGGGTTAAAGCAGATGTCGTGGGGAGAAATACGAACCAGTTTAGGACCAACGTAGTTTACAACACGATCACCATCTTCAAAGTTTGTGATCTTACGTTTGAACTCTACAGTAGCAAAGCAGTTGCCGTACTGGATGTAGTCGTTAATAAGTTTACTTGTTGTGTTTACAAAGTCAGACTGACGCAGCTTGTTCTGCATGTAGGCCTGAATGATATCTCGTTTAATCTTAACGTCACTGTCTGTGTCAGTGGCTTCAAAACGGAACCATCTCTTCTGCGGGAACAAAGCAGCAAAGTAGTTTGCGTGAAGGTTGTCAGCAATCTGCGTAAGTTTAGGGGTAGTCGTAGAGTTAGACCAAGGCAACTTGTTGTTGCTTGTGGTACGTGTATCTGTTGCGTAGATATAGTTACGTAACTCTTTCCATTCCTCAACCTTGCTTGATCGTGCATTGTTCCACGATGTCCAACGGCTTGAAATGTCCACAGCTAGGGCATGCGGATTAATTACGCCTTCAATGTCAATAGTCGTGCCAGCCATAATGACTCCTAGTCCTAGCTATGTGTTAATAATAACACACTTTATAATATGTGTCAAGTGCTAAAATGCAACACCACCGAATTTAGGGTGGAATACTACATTATTGTCTTTACTTCGGGTTCTTCTTACTGAATTACTAGGCTTGACTGCTACTTCAACAGCAGCTGCTAGACAGTCCTTACAGTCATCGTGTGCGGGGTTGTGAGAAACAAGTTCTTCTTCTAAGACCTGACAGTTACCACCTCTGTAGTGGTAGACCTGTAGGTTATCGTAACGAGGCTCAAGGATAGCTGCGATACGTTCTTCCTTAGAGCCTTGGTGTCTGTTAGGTCGGTGCTCATCAATCTTCAAAGCAAGACCGTTAGGCTTGATGTAGTTGTCCTTAAGTTCAGACACGATAGCTGACTGAGCAGCAGTACATTCAGCACGTAACTTTCTGAAGTCCCAACGGTTAAGTAGGTCAAGGATGTGTTTGAAGTACTCAGAAATCTTGTCTGTCTTAAAACGATCAATGTCTAGAACATATACGTTATTTTCAGAGTCCACTCCAATGACGATAATTGCTGTATAGTCTGCACGTTTACTGACACTGTAAGCAAAGTCCACAGCTGCACTAACATTTAGTTTTTGTCCCTTGTAGAACCATTGGCCGCCCTCTCTGATGAGGTGCTTCTTATCGTAGTACTGGAACCTATCATAGGCGATAGGCTGGCTGTCAGGGTCCGTAGGATCGTTGTAGTACTGTGCTCTAAACTGAACACGGTCAAGGTACTGTCCTCGTTTCTTAGCTAGGATTTGAATATCGAAGCCAAAGAACTTACCGTCCTTACGCAGCTGACGAGGCCAGAGGAAGTCTCCTGTGCCATCACCGTTATCCTCTACAGCCTTTTCCATAACCTCGTAGATACTCTCTTTACCTACAAGCTCACCCTGTTTAGAGTAGATGTCTTCTTCCATACCCATCAGGTCGGAGTACAAGTCTTTAGGATGGTAACGAGTACCTACTACCCACTCTTGTGCTTCACTGCCTTCGATAGACGAGAGCAGAGAGTACTGAGACTTAACCTTAGTACGGCCTTCATTCGTGTAAGCATTCTCGAAAACAACGACATCGTCGAGGACCGCAATGTCACAGTGCATACCTGTAAGTGAAGTAGTGAGGCCACCAGTAAAGATCGAAGGATCACGGATAGCTTCTTTCTTACGGTCTGGATGGTCGAGAGCAATCTCTGATGTAGTCCACTTCTCACGTTTACTCTCGTCCTTGTTTAAGTGTTGAGGCCAGTATTTCTGGTGGATGTCTGACTCAAAGATGTTCTTGATAAACGAGAGCTGCTTCTGGGCTAGGTTAGACGTAGCTGAGATATACAGTACTCGCAGTGTAGGGTTTTTAGTTAACTCCCACGCAACACGATAGGCGACCATAGCTGACTTGCCATGATCTCGTGGAAATAAAAGAAGCTGGTGACTCTTCTTATCTTGACGTGTCCACCACTTACAAACATCCTCATGACATGAACCAAGTACACGTTGAGGTGCTACAAGTTTGATAAACGTGACTAAGCTACGTTCGGCAGCTTCTTTGATTTCTTCTACTGTTGCCATTTAGAACCAAACACCTACAAGGTACAGTTCTACGTTAGCAGCAGTAAAGTTGTGTAGAGTTGTGGAGTCTATGTCTTTACGTGGAGCATTACGTAGTATATTGACATTATTAGCCGAAAGGTTTAGTTCTGTTGAAGACCCAGACAATGTGATAACAAAAACGTCTTCATCTTTTTCTAGGATGTTGTTGATTTTTATACTAGTGCCTACCTCATACCCGTGTTGTGCTGTAAGAACCTTTAACTCTGCCCACACCAAATCGGGGACAGACCCCTGACCGTGCAAGAAACTGTACCTATATGTACTTGGTGCAGAGAATGCAGAAGACCTTACGATTGTAGGAACAGACGGAAGACCAGTTAAAGCAGAACCATCAATAGCTGGTAGGGCATTAACAAGATTACCAGCATCTAAGCTATCTCCTACCTGTAGTGCTGAATCAGCTAAAGCACCCTGAGCAGGGGAAGCAAAGTTTAAAGATGGTTGATTAGATAAGTCATTGTAACTACCTGTACTAGCAACTGTTGATAGGCCTAGGGTAGCCTTAGCTGTAGTTGCATCTACATCATCAATAAGACTTGCACCAAAAGCTGAGATAGTTCCATCGTATACTGGGTCAGCAGATACACTAATCAGCTTACCGTTTACTGTTAGCTTTGAAGCCCCAATGATACCAGCATTAATTATATTATTATTATTAAGGTCTAGGTCTGCCTCCATAGCATTAGGAGTACTACCATCTAAAGATAAGGTGTTATCAAACCCATCACGTAAGGCTTCAGTGTTAGCATTCAGGGTCTCAGTTGAGTTAAACCCTGAAGCTAGTGTAGTTACTGTAGGTCTTTTTGCCATAGTTATAGCCAGACACGTTTAGGTGCATCAGGTGTGACACCATGCGATACATCTAGGGCCTCTACATCATCACGTAGTGTGTTCTCAGCATCAACATCGTCTGGGTCTTTGTTCAAGATACCACCACGAATACGAATGTTGATATGCCAGCCATCTAGAGCAGACATCTCTGGGTAATCCATGCCCTCGTCGTCTGTGAGGGTGACGCCTGTAGCCTCATGTAAGACCCCTACAACGTCGATAGAGTAGTCAGCAGTGGTACTGACCAGATAAGGATCACCCTCTACCTGTGTGCTTTCCTCGCCAGTCTCATCGTCTACTACAGTTGTGTAGTCCTGCTTGTAGAAAGCAGAGAGAACTGTGGGCATGTCAGCCTCAGCATTTAGCTTGAGATAGAAGTCAGTCTTAGGAGCAACTACTTCATCTGTGTTTGTTTCATCGGTCATGTTGTTAGCTCCTGAAGCTGTGCATTAGTTAGTCGGCGTGGGTAGTATTGGAAATCACGGATGTGACCGTTGAGGAAGTTATTGTTGTTAACTGATCGGCCTAGAAGAATATCTGCGTATTTATCCATAGCCGCAGTACCGCTGCCTGTTGCTGGTGTGCCGCCGTTCATTACAATTGCTGCGTCACCCTGACCAAGAGCAACTGCCACTTTATTCACACCTGAAACAGGATTAAGATTAGCTGGGCCTAAAGCCGCAGTAGTGGCGTCACTTTCGTTAAATCGATACCTTAAATAATCACCATCACCCGTTGCAGGGTCTCTAAAAATACCGTCTGCGTTACTGCCAGTGTTGCCAGTAAACTCCCAAACTTTACTAAAACTCTGTGTGTTTGCATTCTGCGCCCAGCTATCTGCCTCAAACTCCACCACCAGAGTGCCTTCATCCTGATTATACCCAAAGGCACTTGTCGGAATGGTAGCTACATCAGCAGTGCGAGTGGCTGCAGCACCTGTTGTTGGGATATAGGATGTAGGGAAGGAGCCTACCTCTACCTGTGCGCCATAAAGGATTGCTGTTTCACCCGCAGTTGTAGTTGTAGGGCCAAAACCAAGGGTATGGGTTCCAGAACTAGTTGGAACAAATAAGAACGATACCTTCTTGATATCATTCCCAAGGTCCGTTTGACTTATTGCGGAGGCAGTACCAGCACCAGTAATTGTATTTGAAGGGGGTGATGAGAAGTCTCCCTCCACATGGGTTTCTGCTGCTAAAGGGCTAGACCTAAAGGTAATACGAAAGTTGCTGGCGGTGCCTTTTTTAAACCAAACAGTAGCTGCGTAAGTTGTTCCAGCAACCAGTGTCAATGAAGAAGCTAACCTATTCCAAGTCGAACCCTGACTGGCTACAGACGCCCCATCAAAAACCCCAAGGGCATTATCAGAAAGGTCCGTTATTGTTGCAGCTTGGTTTGTCCATGAGCTTCCTTGCGCATCAGAATAATTAAGCAAGTTAGTCCTTTGCTCTTCAATCAGCAAACCTTTGACTGTGCCGTTCTCGTCGTACTCAATGCGAGGTACATCATTTGGATGGTTGAACAGTTTAAGTGTACCACCAGCTTGATCGAAGATGACTTCTTTGACGGAGATGTTGTCTACATAGATGTCAGTTGGACCGCCACTACGTTTAATACCAAAAGATGTGGAGGTTGCTGTAAAGGCAAAGGTGTAAGAACCTTCTCCGCTTGCAGCTACGTCAATATTTGTTTGACTGTAGTTCTCTTTCAAATTAGTACCCAGAACAACATCCGTTACATCAAATGTGCATTCGTACAACTTACCGATTTCAATTACATTATGTTGAGAGATACCCGCAATGGTCGAGCCATCAGGAGAGTATATCCGAGCCTGTCCGTTTGCAATTGCGCCCCCATTAAAGGCATTCCATCCAGTGGAACCATCAAACCCACCATTGGTGATTAGCTCAGGGCCATAGCTGATCTTGCGTAGTGCTGTCCCTGTACTGTTACGGGAGAACGTAATGAGATCAGTTGCACTGTCGTATTGTTTAGTCCCCATGATCATTCACTCCAATCTGATACAGTAAAGCTAGTCTGTGAGCCATCGAAGGTCAGGCTCAAGGATGGTTCAAGGGATGGTGATGTTGCCTCAACAAGACCTGCGTCACCTAAGTCGTCGGCCCATACACGGAAGCCACCGATTGTACCCATGAACTTAGAGCCTAGTAATAGGTCTGTAGCTGATAGGTCAGGCAGTGTCGTAGGTGTGGTGTTGGTGTTTGTTAAGTCTCCGTCATAAGCTCCTTGGACAAAGGTTGAGCCGTGACGAGATGCGATATTAAATGGTACGTAGTTGTCAGGCGAGTAGTGATTATTACCTCCAGTGACAAAATCAGATACACCATTTGCTCTTGAGAAAAAGGTAGGTCTTCCAGTACGATTTGAACCATCAGTACTGAGATACCCTAGCAGACGATCACCAGAAGCAATTCGTTTATAAAATACAACCTCTTCAGCTGGACCAAGATCAGCATAAGTCACTCTGCCGTCGATCTGAATAGACACAGCAAGGGGGTTGACCGCCTCAGGCCACGGCATGTTAGCAGCAGGGACAGTTAAGGTCTCAGCAGCACGAGTTACTGTGGAGCCAGATGTGGGGATGTAGCTTGATGGAGTTGATGCTTGCTCTAGTTGTGCGCCCCAGAAAATAAAGTCTGTTCCTGTGGCTGTAGTTGATCCAGAAACAGCCCCCCCCACACGCAAGTCCCCTACGCCTGATGCAG